ATCCTCGGTCCTGAAGCCACCGCCAGAAGCATGTGAAAGATCCCTGCCACCCTTCCCAGCAATACCGCGAGCTTCACGCTCTGCCCATAGTTCAGATCTGTACTTACGACGCTCCTTCGTGGAGTGATACTTCTTGTCGTAAGCCGCCTTCTTTTTGCGTGCTTCTGGATTGGCAGCGTAGAAAGCTGCAGTGCGGCGCTTGTTTTTTGCGGGACGTGGTGCCATGCTGCCTCCTATCAAGCAGACTATAGCTATTTCTTATTCCGTTTGTGCTGGTAGCCGATTCGCTTTGAACCTGTTTTTTCGCGCTTGAACTTACGCTTTTCTTTTTCAGAAAGCTCGCTTGCTGTCTTGGGGGTTTCCGCGGAAACACGCCTCTTGGGTCTGCAAGCTGGATAGCTCCTGCGTTTCTCGCCAGTTTGACGACCGCAGGGCTTACCGGTTTTGACGTCAATCCACTCTTCAGCAAACCAGCGACCAAGGCCGCCGCGACCACGCCTCTTTTCAGCCATTGCTTTTCAAGCTACGGTACTTTCCGCCGCGCTTTTTGTATTCGCGGACCAACCACGAATTAGCATATACGCTAGGATACACGGCGAACTTGCGCTTTGCCTCAGCCTTGACGCGAGCGTAAAGAGCCTTGTCAGTTGGAACATTCTTTTTCATTTCTTGCGGCTCGGCTTCTTTTTCTTGCGGGACTTGCCGGCACGATCAAGCGCAATCGCGACAGCCTGCTTCTCTGGATAACCCTCCCTGCGGAGCTTGCTGATATTAGACGAAATGCTCTTCTGCGACTTACCCCGTTTCAGTGGCATGGCTTCATCCAGGCTGCCTGAACTGTAGGCAAGAAAAATCCCCCCATCAGCATTGCTGACAGGGGGAAGACCACCTTGCAAAGAAAAGCCTAGCACGCTCAGTTGACGGCGCGAGCAAGAATCGGATCAAGATCACCGCGAGCGCGAGCCTGCTGCACAAGCCGCTTTGCAAGAGCCCGATCGCGACCGATGATCTCAGCGGCCCGAGTTGCGTTTGCAGTGGACTTCGCAAACGGGTTATCGGTCGTCGGCATGGGGGAACGGTAAGACGGCAAGCCGCTACCAGTTGGAACATTGCCAGGGAAGTAGATACTGTAGTCGTCATCGTGTTCGATCTGACCAACGCCATCCGTGACATTGATCGGATTTTCTTCGGGACCGAAGACGACGGTGACACCATCTTCAAGAAGCCGGAAGTCCTTCCCGCGCAGGGCGTACACATGAGCGGAACGCTTGCAGCCGGCTTTGTCAAGCTCCTGCATAACGATGCCCTTCTTGTACTCTTCCTGACGGGCACGCCTTTCGGCTTCCTTCTCCTTGCGCTCTTGCTTGAGCTGTTCGTCCATCTTGGCCAGCTGGCTTTGCAGGGAGGAGAGCTGGACTTTCATCGCCTCCTCAACGGCGCTGGAGGGGGTTCCGCTGCCATCCTGCTGCCCCTGGGCCTGGGGCTGGGCCGGAGGCTGCTGCTGGACCGCCGGGGCCTGGGCCTGCATCCTCTCGCCATTGACGGCGCTCAGCAGCTCGGAGATCCGGTCCTCGGCGTCATCGGCGGTCAGGTCGATGCCAGCAGCCCTGGCCAGTCGCTCTACACCCTTGCGCTTCACCAGATCAGCTTGCAGGCCGATCTTCGCTCGCTCCAGTGCGGCAAGCTGCGAATCACGTTCTTGCAGCTTGGCCTGCAGCTCTTCAATTGTCAGATCAGTGGCGGGGGACTCTTGAGACACTCAGTTGCCTTGTGACTGTCGAAATTGTAGCTCAAGACTCGCGGAACTCAACAGTCACCTCGTTCGGCTCACCCTCCAGCGATCGGCCGGCCGCCTCCTCCATGGTGTTCTGGACGTTGTTCGTTCCCGGCACGAAGTCGCCATCAGACGGGCTGTCGTCAGATGAGTCCCCATCAGATGGGTCGGACTTAAACCTTTCGATCAGCTCGGACCTGCGCTCGGCTCCGGTCAAGCCCATCTTCTCAAGAAGTTTCTTGACATTGAAGCCATGTAGGCCTTCAAACATCTCGCCAGCTTCAAGCATCTCAAGCATGGTTCCAATCGGAATTGCTTCAGAATCCTTGTAAAGCGAACTAATCGCCATCACCTGCTGACTATGCAGCTTGGCAGGAATGAAGTTCTTGCTGATTACAATTTCAATTTTAGGGTACGTGTTCGGCTCGTAGCCAGACGCATACCACAGAGCGCGATTGATGCAGTCCTGCAACGATCCCACAAGAACGGCGAGCTGCGAATCGGACTGCGAACGATCGAGCAGCTTGGCAAAGCCAGATTCAACCTGGCTCTTGCCCGGCGCCATTGCGATAGCTGCAAGGCGATCCATTGAAGCTTCAATCCTGGCAAGTTCCTTCAGGGTTGTCTCCGCCCCATCCATGCCAGGAGAAATCATCCCGAATCTTGCCTGTTCGTTCTGGCTGAACAAGCTTCTGCCGGATCCGGCGTAGATCTCGTCGTCAGGGCGAACACCAGTACCCGTCAGCAGTGGTGAAGAGTTGAGGTGGATCGTTTCCGACAGGTCAGCGCAGGTTGCCCAGTGATGCAGATTCAGTCTTGCAATGTCAAACAGCAGCGGCCTTGCCCTGCAGAAAGCCTCCTCCTTGCCGCCGTAACAAGGAACAAAGGGAATATAACTGATGGAAAGGTAGTTTTCGTTTTCGGGCGGCAGATAGTATTCATTAGGATTACCGGTCATACTCTTTTCGTAGACCCGCACCCTTACGCGCTGAGGCTGCTCCAGATCTTCCTGAACGGGAATGTCGTAAACGACAACAGTTGGCACAACTTCCTCAAAGTGCTCGTTCGTCGCGCTTGCACGCCGGATCTCCGACTTGATACGAAGATACATAACGCGAGCTTGGTAAGAAACTTCGCCGTTGATAGTTACCGAGCCATTTTCATGTCGGCAATCGAGAATATCTTCAACCTTGATGATCGAGAAGTACGGGCGATACTTTCGCCTGCGAACTTCAACCTTTGACAGGCTCTCGTCAACCTTGGGATACTCGGCCATCAAGCCAGCAATGCCGCCATTCAGCGCTTCGGTGAACAGGGTCTTTGCGAATGAAGTAATCGACTTGCCTTCAAGATTGGCATTCTTGAAGAACTCCTCCCATTCAGGCGGCATCTCCTGTGGGAGAATCACGCCCTTGCGAAGCGCCGTACCAACGATGATGTCTACAAGGTGGGAGTAGAACGGCTCAAAGCATGACATCGCTCGCGTCTTGCGAACGTTATAGCTGTCGCTATGCTCCTGGTAGTCTTGTGGAATATACTGGCCGATTGCTTCGTCCAGATAGAACTCTGGGAGCGTGCAAAACTTGATCGGAAGAATCCTGGCAACCTGTTCAGCCTGGTCAATCGAATAGGCGTCTACATCCGTGACTTGCGAGTAGACCCTTTCTGTTTCAGGCTCTCGCCGCTCAAATGGAATCGGCAGATCGTCCGAACTAAGAATAATCGAATTCGGTACGTCGATTGCCATGGTGTTCAGCGGGAGTTACCGTATTCTAGTTTGAAGCACAAGACCCCAGGCTGTAAGCCCGAGGCCTTCAACGAAGTTGCAATAGCGTGTCGTTAGCCCCCGCCGAGACAATGCTATTGGTGCCGTTGCACCCTAGCAGCGATTGGACTCACCTCCAACGACCGCCATGGCCCGTCCTCATTCCCGCCCGCTGGAACACCTGCCAAATCAGATAGCGAAGCGCGTCACCAGCATGTGAGTAATCGGTTGCGCCACCCTTACTCGGCTTCAACGTTTTACTGTCATACGACCAGCGCTCAGCGGAGCTGATTGTATTGTGGCAGGTTGTTGGATTCAAGAGCACCAACCCACGGTGCATGTGAACGTTTGCATGGGCCAGTGTTTCAGCGATCGGTGGGTTGCGGCGTTCCGCAATGACTTGCACACCAGCTGCCCTGAGGATTTCGTGATCGCTCTGGGTTGAAGATGTGGAATCATGTGAGCCGCTGGCATCCGGGTAGCAAGTGATCAGACCAGAGGAAAGATGATGCGGATACTTTTCGCGAAGATGGGCGACAAGCGCAAACGTATCGGCAACCTTGGACTCAGCAAAGCAGTGAAGCTGCTGACCAGCAGGTCCGGCCTTAATCACTCCGTACACCGCATGACACTGACCAACGTTGAAGTCAGCGCCAAATACGATTCGCTCATTACGTTCTGGCACAAAGATGCCAGTTGTATGCTTGGCCCTGTCAAACTCGTAGAAGACGGTCGCTGACTCAAGGTTGACAAACTCACCGTTGAGATACGCCTTGATAAGCTGTGGATGGTATTTTGTTTTGAGGTCTTCAACGAAGCCTGGATCAAGATAGGGATTGTCTTCTGACTTTCCACGATACAACTTCTTGTTGTCAGCTTTTTGCTCCTCAAAGAAGGTGTACATCCAGCCGTAGCCTTCTGGCGTGGATGCTGCAACGATCTGCGGACAGTTGCCAACACGAACACGGCCTTGCAGCTTGATCATTGCCTTTTCGGCGACTTCAGCCCTTGTCGTATCGGTTTCGTCAGTTGCGATACTTGCAGCGTTGACGCCAATGAGACGCTCGTAGTTCTCCATTGAACGGAGAAGTACAGGGGTTTCGCCGCCCGGAAGCAGAAGCTTAAAACTTGGCCGTGGCGAT